TGTCAGCAATATAGAGACGGCGGCAGCCGCCACGAGTATCGAGGGCCGCAGCCATGGGCGCTTTGCAATAGGTGTGGCGCGTATTCTCAAACCACAGCCTCTCAACCGTGACATTCGGGATCACATCGAAATCCGCATGCTGGAACGCGCTGATCTCGGATGCCTGAGGTCCAGCACCGTACCACTGCCGGGTCTTGACAAAGCCCTGGAGTGCCAGAACGACATTTGCACCGCTACGGCCCCTAATATGGTGATGTGATCGTGGGACCGCCGTCTCAGGATCGAAGTCCACTGAGCAGGAGTAGGGAGCCCCACGCCACACAGCATGGTAGTGAGCAGTTCCCGCGCTTGCATAGTTAAAGGCAAGCACAGGCGTATCGGGATACTTATCCTCCAAGTCTCTCAGGTACTCGACCGCCTCATCCGACATGTCAGGCCAGTACTCTTGTATGTTGGCATCCGGCCCAAGAGCAACCTTCTCAGCTACCACGCCTATGACACAGGACTGTTTGAGTGACCACGACAGCACACTCTTCCCGCCATATAAGTTGTGTTCGGGGATTGACCGATATGCAACTGAGGCATCATGCATGGCAAGCAAGCGCCTCTCCCTCGGGCCGAATTCTGTCACAATCTGGCTGCCAGACCTCTGCACCACATGTTTGCCAAAAGGTGTGAGGCCGTAGCATGACAGGATGAAGCTGGGTTTTCGATGCGGCGGAGTCTTGGACTTCCGCCGGGTGATAGGTTCAGGGAATCTGAGCCTTGTGGGCTTGATAGGGCGAACGAAGGATCCGTAAACCTTACTGAGAGTCACAGCATCCTCACTTGGGTCCGTGGTTCGGCATTTGCTAGCAATGAAATCAATCCATGTGAAGGTCGCTTCAAGCATGGGAGTCTTGGAGAACTCATGGCCGAGGCAGGGGCCCGGATCCACAATCCTGTTCCTCACCCTCTGCGCGATCCGCCCTATATTCCTGTTTCTAGCAGATGATAGTAAGGCCGTCCTCGTCTGGTCCAACATGTTGGCTTGATGCAGATACCCTTTCTTTCTCAGTGCCTCGGCCCTGTTTCGCACAAGAGTGAGTGCATGTGCGTGCTGCTTCTTCATCTTGATTGATACATGAGACAGGATGGTGAAGGCCAAGTCACGGGCATGTATATCTGAAAAGTCAGACTCGCTGCGCTTATCCATGGACAGCTGGATCATAGCTGCACGAAGTGCTTCCGGGAGCAGACTCGCAGGTTTCTGTAGAATGGTTGTCCGGCTGCAGCCCGTTATGAGGTTGGGTGGAATCACGTCTGATTCATATAGGAACTTTAGATCTGTGCGGGTGAGCTTCCAGCGCTGTTCTACTGCATCCAAGGCCATCAGGTGTGCCATGCTCCCTGCTGACAGACCCATACCTAGCAGAGCTATGCCTCTACCATACGCCTGGGCGTTCAAGAGGTCCCCAATCAAAGACGGTGCCGATGGTCTTGTGAGCTGACATATCATCTCCCGGAACCCAAGGATAGGGCATGATACACCGATACCGTTATCTTGAGAGTTGAATTCACCGGCTGTGCCCGAGGACTTTTCCTTTGCTAAGTTGGGTAGTACGCTCACAGATCTCAGGGCGATCTCTCGGCACACACGCTGC